ATTCTAAGAACGTTGGTATGGCAATCAGGGGATTCCAAAGAAGTGCCAATCAGTATGGTAAGACATCAGATCTTGTCATGGCTGGTCAGTTGGTATCATTCTCACCACGTCATCACATGAAACTTAGCTTCGTCTAAGAGTTATTTAATTTATATATATAGAAAAACAATATGGCAGTAAACATGTCGTTTGATATTGATCAAGTCTATACCACAACAACCTTTCAGGAAGCTGGTGCAAACTTGGGTCAAATATACGAGACAAAAGGAAAAGTGTACATCTTTTTGAAAGGTGTATCAGGAGTTGATTCAACTCACAGATGGGTAACGTTTGGTAATACTCACGCAGCAGCTCTTCTAGCAGCTGGCGCAGTAGGTCGGTGTGCTGTTTTCATGGCAGACGTGGACGCAACAACTAAATATGGTTGGGCGCAAATCTACGGCAGCTGTCCTGAGGCAACATCAGACGCGATTGCTACTAACTCTAAGCTTTATATCGACGCTACCGCTGGTAGAGTTGATGATGCAGCGGTTACAGGAGATCTTCTTGTAGGAGCATGGAGTAGAAGCACTGACGCTTCGACTAACATCTTCACAGCAGAACTTAACTATCCTCAAGTGACAGCAACGTTAGGGTAATAGAGCATATCTATTCGTAAGGGGGTCTTTTTCAAGATCCTCTTATTTTTTTGTATAGAATTGCTATACTGATTACAGATGAATAGATATAGGTTCCACATTTTCGGATTGATTCATCTGCCCATATCCGAGAAATATATTTCCTGCGCGTTTACCCAAAAGATTGTAAAGTTATCAAAGATGCTTCTCTCCCTTGGTCACGAGGTTTATTTGTATGGTGCTGAAGGCAGTGATGCTCCCTGTACACAGTTTTATCAAACTCACTCGCTCAAAGATATCAAAACTCACCTTGGTGATGGATCAGATACTGAACTCGGTTACGACTGGCAGAAGAACGGTATAAACGAGGTTGAAATAGCACTGAAAGCAAAACCGTACCTTGCTGGAAAGTACCTTGTAAGCGTTGTTAGCCTTATCAACAATAACAAACGTGATGATGACTTTCTTTTGATGCCTGTTGCACATAAGGCTATAGCCGAAGGAGTTGGATTACGCCTTACTTGCGAAAGTGGAATAGGGTATTTCCACTCGTTTGCGCCCTATAGAGCGTTTGAATCTGAATTTATTAAAAACTACACCTATGGAGCAGAGAACGGACGACACGTTCTACGTCCTTTGAACACTGATGTGGTGATTCCGAACTATTTTGATGATAACGACTTTGAGTTTTTAGAGGAAAAACAGGGCTTTATGCTTTTTATCGGTAGAATCGTCTATGCAAAGGGTATAACAACTGCTGTAAAGGTAGCCGAATCACTAAAAAAGAAACTAATTATAGCGGGACAGGGTGCGTACTCGTGGAATCCTGAGACAGGGCGTTTAACAGGTAAAGAATTTGACGTAACTTCAAAATATATCGAGTATATTGGTCTAGCGGATAAAGAAACTCGTAAAACACTGATGTCAAACGCTTCTTGTGTGTTTGTTCCATCACTCTATGTTGAACCATTTGGAGGAGTTAACGTGGAAGCTCAACTGTCGGGTACACCAGTCCTTACAACGCCGTTTGGTGCGTTTCCTGAGACTGTTAGACACGGAGAAACGGGTTTTATCTGTAATACGAACGAGGAGTTTATACAAAACGCTCAGAAAGTGCATGAACTAGATCCAAAAAAGATTAGGAAACATGCAGAGCGGTATTTAATGGATAATGTAAAGTACGAGTATCAGAAATGGTTCGACTTGCTATATACAGTCAATTTTAGTAATTTAAATAAATAATATTATGCCAAACTTAGGTCTAAGAAGAATGAAAAACGTTTATGGTGAACGATTCAATAAACCATTCCACTTTAAATATGACGGCGAGGAATATACTGTCCCTCTTGCTGGCGAAGTAAATGAGATTACCGGTGAAGTTTCTAACGGAAACGATTTATGGCCGGTAGAACTTGCAGAACACGGCGCACGGTACATGGTAGAGCGTCTTATCATAGAAGACGAAAAATACTGGTACGAGATGACAAAGCCACGAGGCCAAGTCGTTTTAGTAAAGGGCGGTATTAAATTACAGGATGAGGAATTAAAGCTAGAACTTCTAGAAACAATTTTAGGTCCAAAACCATCAGCTGATGGTAAACAAAAGCTTTCTACTAAGGAGCAAATGATTCAAAACATGAAGCTTGCAAAAGAATCTGAGGAAAAAGAGTTTGAAGGATTAGAAACCGACGACGAAGTTTATACAAAGATAGAAGAGTCTATGAGCTGGAACGATATCCAGAAGGCTGCAAAAGATCTAGGACTCCCTGTAACAAATAAGGAAGATACTATCAATGCGTTAGTAGATAACGGTTTTAAACCAGAGTAGATATTTAAAAAAATTAATTCTATAGTAAGTAAGAAATATGCCAAGCTCAGTAATGAAAAATACAGGTGGTGACACTTCAGGAATTGCCACAGTTTCTCCTACAAGAAAATCATTAATAGACGAAGTTGATGCAAATACTACCTACATAGGTTTTGCTCCTTTTGGCACTGCTACATCTGCTGCAAGCTGGCAGATATTCAAAATCTCAGTCTCTGGAACAGTGACAACTACCACATACGCTGATGGTAACGATAATTTTGATAATATTTGGGATAATAGAGCATCTCTAACATATTCTTAACTTATGGCACTCGTAATTGATAAACTAACAGGCAATCCATTATTAATAGATATGGAGGCTGGTCCACAGGGCGCGCAAGGTCCACAGGGTGAACCAAATGGTCCGCAGGGAAGCCAGGGGGCGCAGGGTGCACAAGGTAGTCAAGGACCACAAGGGGCTCAAGGCGCTTCTGTACAAGGCCCGCAAGGCAATCAAGGTACGCAAGGACCTTCAGGTGGTCCACAAGGCGCGCAAGGTGCTCAAGGTGCTCAGGGTTCGGCAGGTGCTCAGGGTTCGCAGGGTAACCAAGGCGCTCAAGGAGCTCAAGGGGCTTCTGCTGGTGCAGGGGTACTCAGCGAAGTTGCAACAACCACAACAGGATCAGACGCAACTGCTGTATCTATTAGCGGTTTAGATTTAGATACAGATAAACACTATGAAATTCACTTGACCACTAAGGGCGCAAGTTCTGTAAGTGCAGTATTAAAACTTAACTCTGATACTACTGATGCCAACTATGACAGAATGAGGATTGACACTGGTTCAGGAACTCTTGCCGGTACCGCGACAAGCGCAAGTCGTAATATTGTTCGGCTTCAATATTCGACAGGTTGGACAAAGATTAAGATACAGTTAATTAAGCCGACAACGGCAGACTATACGAGAGTAATTGTTGAGGGTTGGAGGCCTGATAATGCCGACTTTGAGATCGTACATTTTGTATACAAGCAAACAACAAACATTACTACATTCGGATTAACAAGTTCTGTAAATTATTTAACAGGCACAAAAATCCGTGTACTTAAATATTAATATCATGGAAGACATACAAGACTTAACACAACCAACGTACGAAACTGATGATGATGGCGTTTGGGAAATTAAAAAATGTGGAGAAAATAATGGTAGTGATGTTTATTCTCGACTTTTAATTGAACCTTCCGAATCGTATACGAGTAATCAACTTGAAGAACAGGCTTTAATTGACGCTGAAGAGCAAGCTCAGGTAGATGCATTGGAAGCTAAAAAAACAGAGGTAGAAACTTTAAAACAAACTATCGAATCTAAAGTCAGCACAGGTGATTTTGACCCAGAGTATTTTGCAGCTCTTGGCAGATATACGGTTCTAACCCGTGAGGTTGTATTATGATTTCTATATTCACGCCGACAAATAATCCAAAGTATCTTCAAGACTGTTACGACTCCCTTGCTTCTCAAACGCTACAAGAGTGGGAGTGGATAATTGTGTATAATAACGGCGCGGGTGTTATTAATTTTCAGGATGAAAGAGTAAAAGAATATTTCACTGGTAGGTTGGCTGGAGTTGGCGCTGCTAAAAAAAACGCCTGTGAAAAAGCTACCGGCGATATTCTCGCAGAACTTGATCACGATGATATTTTACTACCTACTGCTTTAGAAAAAATACAAGAAGCATTTAACAAACACCCTGGCGCGGTATGCGTGTACTCCGATTTCTCTCAGATTAACGAAAATAAAACTCCAAATCATGATACTTTCAATGAATCCTTTGGCTGGAAGTCCAGAGATGAGGATGGTTACTTAGTGTACGAGTCCTTTGATCCTACGCCAGCTGCAATGGGTTATATATGGTTTATGCCAAACCATGTACGAGCATTTCGTAAAAGTGCTTATGATGCAGTTGGGGGATACAATGAATCACTTGCGGTACTAGATGATCAAGACCTTCTTACAAGGTTGTTTTGTTACGGTGATTTCTACCATATACCAGAGCTCTTGTACTTACAGCGTGTGCACCACTCTCAGACACAAAAAGTTCGTAACGCAGAGATACAGGTCAAAACTGTTCAGATGTACAGGGAATCAATAGTTGACGTATCTCTTGCCTGGGCAAATCGTAGTAATCTTTTATCACTCGATTTTGGAGCGTTCCATAGAAAAGCGGAAGGGTTTTTGTCCGTTGACATGCGCGAAGGTGATGGGGTTGATATTGTTGCTGACTTAAACCAAAAATTTCCCTGGCCTGATAATAGTGTAGGAGTGATTCGGGCAGTCGATTTTTTGGAACACATTCCCGATAAACTTCATATCATAAAAGAAATACACCGAGTACTTGCTCCTGGCGGAATGCTTTTATCAATGACTCCATCAACTGATGGACGGGGAGCATTTCAAGATCCTACGCACGTAGCGTTTTACAACGAACATTCATTTTGGTACTACTGTAGAAAGCAGTACCGTGATTTTGTTGATGGACTTCAAGGCGTAACGTTTAAAGAATCTTACCTTGCAACAGAGTTTATATCTGACTGGCATAAGGCTAATAATGTCCCCTACGTTATTGCTAACTTAGTTGCAATTAAGGATCATACATACATTCCAGGACGTGGTAATTGATTGCAAAATTACTTACAACTATCTAGTATAGTTACAGATGATTCAAACCCTTACAGAACTACTGGACTTTACTTGTTTTGAGGCTGTTATAGAGTCAAACGACATAAACTATACAGATCTTCGCACAAGGATGACAAAGTCGTTCAACACCGATCAAGACGAGATTTTATCTTCACAGGAGTATAAATTTACCGAGGCTTTTTACACATTTACCGCTGTAGCAGATCAAGAGAACTACGATTTTGCAGTAAATCATAAGAAGATCAAAACGGTAGTACCAGTTATAGATTCTAGGCCTCACGAGCCACTTATAGAAATTGTTAGCCCTGATGAGTGGGACATACTAAAGGCAGATTCAGTAGGTTACACGACTGATTTCCCGACTCACTTCCACGTTAGAAACAAACAAATATACATTTACCCTACACCAGGCAGCACCGATGTCTCATTTAGGATACTTTACACAAAAAGAGCTAAGCCTATGCGGTACACAGACTATTTAACAGGTTCAATAGCAGTGACAAATGGCTCAAAGTCAGTCGTTGGCACTGGCACGACGTGGAATAGCACGGTTGCAACGGCTGGCACAAAGATCCGTATCAAGGACGACTGGTACGAGGTTGCTACAGTCACAGGCACTACAGGAATTACTTTAACTCAAAACTATCAAGGAACGACAGCATCTGGTATCACAGACTACGTTATTGGAGATACACCGCTACTGCACGAAGATTTTCAATTGATACTTCCCTACAAGTTTCTTGAGCGGTACTTTAGGAGAAACGATCCAAAACGTGCCAATAATTACAAGGCAGAGTGGATGAGGCTCAAAATTGGTATGGATCAGTACGTTGTATCGCAAACAACATCAAGAGTTATTGATCTTGATAAGCGTGCAGGCATCAACGACCCGTATAAAACTCCACGTAACCTAGTATTTAGTTCGTAACCATGGCAGATTACACATATAAGATTGATACGTTTGTAGGGGGCATCTCAGAAGGCTCTAAATCAGGCTACAAGGGTGGTTATCAGTTTGGCGAGAGTATTGATATCAGAAGCGATCGAGACAGTCTTAAAACGCACTACAGACTTCAAAAAGAGTCGTCTACAACAGTAGTCGATCTTGTTAAGTGGTTTGTTGAGTATAACGGTGCTGTATTTGGTCTTGGGGACGCTGGAAACTTTTATAAGCGAGATTCAAATGGAACGTGGGCAAAAAAGACATCAGCGATATCGGGCTGTAGTGGTCAGGGAATGGCAGTATTTAACACGCTTAATACTGATGCGCTGTGGTACGCAGGGAGTACAAAGCTAGGACGTGCGATAAGTTTAAGTAGTGCCGTGAACTCTATAACCTATGATGATGACTACTTTAGAACAAACGCTATTAACGTAGATCAAAGCTACTACGTTGCAGTAACACAGGCCTATACGCTTACGGGCGCTGTTAATGAAGGAGCTACACATAAACAAACGTTTATACCTACAAAGTCAACGGTAGGGGAGATAGAAATTTACGTTACGACAAAAGGAACTGGTGATTGGACCTTAGTAATTCACGATGCGAATAACGTTGCTATAGAGTCTATTACAAAAACAAATGCAACGCTCTCAAACACGGCGTTTGCAAGCTTTATTTTCAGTACCGCTATATTAATCCCTGGCAATACCTACCATTTCCATATATATAGCAGTAATACAACAGGAACGGCAGGAACAACAACGTCTGCAGACCTAGAAACAGCAATATTTAGAGAGTTTTATAGGATTTTAGAGCCTGATTCGTACTTTCATCCAATGAAAGAGCTCGGAAACCTTCTTTTGATAGGTAATGGTAACTATTTAGCTACTCTTGAAGATACAGAGCTTTATAATCCAGAACGACTAGCTTTCCCTAGAGGAGAAAAAGTGAGGGCTATTGAAGTAATCGGCGGGTATGCTCAAATCTCTACGTGGAGAGGCGATGATATCGGAAAATATGGTTCTTCGAAAAAGTATATATGGGACGGAACAGCGTTGTACTATAACGACTATATACCGTACTCTGGAACGATTAATGCGATGCAGAACGGCGGTGATAATATGTTGTACGATCTGTATAACACCGACTTATCAATTGCTATCTACACGGGGGCAGTCACTAAAAAAAGAACTGTAAAAGGCTTATCAGTAGGCAAAAGTGTAGAGGTATATCCAGGAGCGACAACAGTGTGGAATAACATTTTATACTTTGGAATATCGGGAGGAACAAGTACGGACTCTATCCGAGGAGTTTGGGCGTATGGTAAGGCTGATAATGATGCTCCTACCGGACTAACGCTTGATTATATAATCTCAACAGGTAGTAAAGGGTCAACGGTGCAGATTGGTTCGCTGCTTGGCATCAACCAGACAACGTTTCTCGTTGCGTGGAAGGATGGCTCAAGCTACGGTGTTGATAATATTGATACAGCTACAGAGCAGGTTTCTGGTTACTTTAATACACTGCGGTTTGACGGTGGTCATCCCAACAAAGAAAAGCAAGCAAAGCATGTAACACTACGATTTGCTCCCTTAACAGCTACCGATACGCTAGAGGTCTTTTATAGAATCAACAATAAAGACTTTACAACTGGTACACTAGACAATGGATACAGGAAAGTACTTTCACTATCAGGAGCAACTAGTAGTAATGTGGGCGCTACCTTCACCAGCGTTGCTCTTACTGATACATTCTTTGATATAGAATTTAAAGTAAAGCTCATTAGAGATAGCGGTGCTACTGCTGGTCCTAAGCTGTACTCACTATCAATGGACTATACGCTCAATGAAGAATCCAAACTCGGAACAAAATGACGGCTCAAAGGTCATAGAGACTGTAGAAAACACACAAATTCAGGAGCAAGGATTGAACTCCGTTCCTGAGATGTACCAGTCACTCACTGACTCAGGAGAGTACGGCAGACTTGGACAGCAAATCACCTCTAAAGGAAGTTTTCTCACCGTTACTGAGATTATAAGAGCGCAATCTGAGTTATACACGTGGGATATAGCTAACGCTGGAACGCCTGAGGATCTACCGTTTGGCAGTGCTTACGCAGTCCGTATAAGGTTTAAAGAGAAATACACAAATCCGCCGCTCGTTATTGGCATGATAAAGAAAGTGTACGAAGTAGATCTATTCACCTACAGTACTGACTACGTTAAAGAATACGGGCAAGTTATAACGGGTGTAGTGTTTACAAACGTAGGGACAAAGTACGCGCTATTTACTTGTGGTCCTGATACAACGGGGATATTTAAAGTTTATTCACTTGATGGCTGAAATAGAAGAACAAAAGGAAAACCAACGCCCTGAAACACTCGTAAACCCTGTAGACGCACCGTATATTGCAAGGTTGGAAGGGAATAGAGTTTTTAATACGCAGGTTGATGTTGTAAAGCAGAAGCTATCCTTTACGGTCTCAAGTTTAGCGCAAGGAACTGATTATGATATCTTTCACGGACTAGGCAAGGCTCATCAAGTCATAGGACGTATGCGGTTTTTAAACAACAGTACGTTTACGGGGTGGTTTACGTTGCAAGGTGATAAGAGATTTCTAATCTGGAACGATGTTGGTACAGATTCGTATCGCAAAAGCTTTTACCTAAAACACAAGGATCAAAACTACTTTACGTTTTATTACGATGCTACAATATTTGATACGGTTGGGTTTGGAGAAACCACAGATACTACTCCAAATTCCTTTGAACTAGAGATATTTATTATTAACTTCTTTCTATGAGTACTATTCTGACAAACGAAGTGATTGACGAGCGAGAGCTCAACCCTGTACCTGAAATGTACCTAGATCCAGTCAATAACCCCATTAAAACAGTTTTAGACGGTCGATATAACTCTAAAGACAACTTATTGAAGCTCGAGGAGGTTAGGCTCGTAGAATCAACTATAACCGTTGGTAATACGAGGGTCATTGAGGAACTAGAACCAAATGGCAGAACTAGGCTTGTGGTGACCTATCAAACGTTTCTATCTGACGGTCCTTTTGCAACATATATAGTTCAAGAACCTCAAGTTATGGGCAGTACGTTTAATTTTGTAATCTCAAATTCTAATGCGTCCTTGACAGAGTTCCCGATTATTTTCCACATTTACTCCATAGGCGATGTGGACACGTAAATATAAAAAACATATAGTATGTATATTCAATGGCTAGTGGCGATACCTTAAAAAAATACACTGACAAGATTCAGGAAGGCTCTACTCTTGTAAGTCAACTACCTACGCAGCGACAGGCCGCAATTGATAAAGTCAAAGCGGACCGTGATTACTCTGGTAAGTCTGCAAATCTCGATAAGATCAATCAACAAATTCTGGATAGTGAAAGGCAGCTTGATTCTCAGGACGAGAATACAACGAAACGTCTCTCTGGAAGGCTTATTACAGAAGGTCAAAGACAGAGAATATCATCCGTTGAACGTCAACCGATGTTACAGAACATGGGCAACCTATCCCGCACTGGTTCGCTTGCTCAATCTTCTCTTGACGCTCTTAACCGAGAGATTCAAGGAGCTGGGGAACAGGTCGATAGTGATATAAAAACACGACTAGGAGTTCTTGGGAGCGAGGCAGATTCGCTGTTTAATGTGTATAGAGCTGAGGATGCTGGCGAACAGTCGTCACGTGCTGAAAAGTTGCAGCGCGATCAGATGGAGCAGAACAGACAAGCGCAACTCAAACAACTGCAACTGCTTTCTGGAGACTTTAATGGTAATGGAATTCCCGACAGCGAGGAAAAAAAGAAAACTAACATAACAACAATAGCAGGAGTGCCCGAAACTGGTAATCTAGAAGATTTTGAGAAGATACGACAGCGAGTAACGGGATCGAAGGGATTAGGTGAGGATGTAGGATCTGCAGCGCAAGGGTTCGGTACTGGCGTTAGTGGTTTGTTAAGTACTGCGTTTAGTAACCCAATCGACAACCTACGCAAGACAAATCCACGGTTCGCCAAGATGACAAACGCTGAGATCACAAAAGCGTTAGGACTCAGGGCAAACGAAGGGGATACGGGAGGTCTTTCGTTCAATCCAGTAACAAATTTCAAGCGCATCGGTAACGCCGCTGGTGGTCTTTGGGGTAATATTTTTAAAAGATGAATCCAAAACGAAAAAAACAAGTAGAAGATTTTATTGCACAAAATCCTGACCTGAATGCGGATGTAGTTCGGCAAACTCTTGGACAGAATACGAACACAAAAATACCACAAAAGGCTGGACTTTTGGAAAACATAGGTAGGGCTTTACTGCAACCAGCTATTAGTTATGGCAAAACAGTAGGAGCAGCAACAGATAAAGATCCAAACGCTCCAGAAAAGTACTTGGGAACTGAGGGAGGGGCTAACTTCCGTAGAAACGCAGTTGGAAATGTGATCAAAGACACTGCTGGCGTCTTAAGTTACGCTGTTCCTGGCTCAATGGGAGCAAAAGGAGCAGCACTTGCTGGTGGATTAGCTGGTTTTGGATCATCTGATCTTGATAAAGGAGCTGGTGATGCTATAAAAAACACTGCAATTGGCGCTGGTACAGGTTACGGACTCTCAAAACTCGTAGGTTTTGTTGGAAATAACGTGAACAAGATTGCAAATAAGGGAAAAGAACCTACATTAGAAGATTTCCGCAAAGCGATTGCATCACAAGGGCAAAACGCTCGTATTTCTGGCAATACAAACGCTATTGGTGATCAAAATTCTGTAATGAACGCTCTGACAAATGGATCTTTGGACGATCAATTCACAAAACAGGGCTACAAGCTTACCGGCGAGACAAAAAAGAAGGTTGCCGATCAATTAAGACAAGAGATGCTTATGTCAGGGGATTTGAACCCTAACATCATGAAGGAACTCGATAAAATAACGGGTTCTGTTGATAACGTAGCGGGCGCTGCAAGTGGTGTTGCTGACGATGCTGGAAAGTATAAGCAAGAGTACGACAAGCTCACGCAAATGCGTAACGCTAATATGGCGAGTCCTGAGGAGTTTATAGCGCAGGAGGAACTAGTGCAGAAGTTAAAGCCACAAAGTAAAGCAAATCAGTTCTTTAAAGATTTAAGAGGTAGCGAGCTTGACGTGCCTCGTGGGAAATACGACTTTAACGTTGTTGATACTAAAAGAACTCTACAAAATAACCTCTCTGGTGATGGACTTTCGTTTGATTTAAAGGGAATTCAAGCAGGCAAAAAGAAAGCAGGGGAGCAACTTGATGGGTATATAGAACAGGTGTTTAAAAGTGATCCCAAAAAGAGGTTTACGGGAGGGGATTTATTTGGCGATAACTTTGATTTAGAGCTAGATAACATTTCTATGGGGATGGGTGATAACGCTCGTGCTACTAACGAAAAGTTTTTTAAATCTTTTCTTAATAGACCAGATCTTGGAGAATATAAGGATATTATAAACAAAGAGTTCGCAATTGGTGATGTTAAGGCAATGGTTCAGGGCATTAATAAAGGCCTGAGAGATAAAACCATTACTGGATCAAGAAAAAAAGTTGCTGAAGCAATGAAGACTCAGTTAATGGATGTACTGACAAAAGAAGCTCCTGAGTATAATCAAATTGCCAGAAAGTACGCAGTATATGCAGCAGCAGAGAATCCTACGGCATTACGACAACTACGAGGAGAACAGACCGCCTCAACAAACGTGATTAACGAGGTCACGCAGAAAGGATTTAATAAAGCGAAGCGAGCAGTAGGGTTTGTTGGTGATAAACTCACTTCAGGAGCAGGAATAAAGCTTCCTGGTGGTCAGAGTGCTCAAAAACTAGCTCAAAACCTCCAAGGACTACAAGGATATTTACAAAAATCAGGACTACCACAAACACAGATTGCTGCAATCATGGGATCTATTGCTATGAACGATTACATGGATAACAACGGTAACGGCATTCCAGATAGTCAGGAAGGATTGGAATCAGGTGATAGCATGGGTGCTGAAAATATTGCAGGGATGTCGACTCAAGACGGTGATATTGGTCAAAAACGTCTTGCAATTGCTCAAAGTCTGATGTCAATGACTGATGGAAAAGGTAATCCGATGTATGATTATAAGAGTGCGTTAGAACAGGCTAATGCAGCTTTAGAACTACAAGGAATAACAAGCGAATCCTCTGCTAAAGCTATAAAGCCGACTGAGAACCAGACAAAGTATAAAAGTGCTGGAGAACAAGCGCAAAAAGCACTCGAAATACTCGATTCTGGAAAAGCTTCCTCTGGAAAAGTATCATCACTTCTAAACAGTGTCGGGCGATTCGCAGGCACTCAGAGCGATAGCCAGACTGATTATAACTCTAAACTCGCAAGTGCTCGTGGTATTGCTATAAATGCTTTATCAGGTGCAAACGTTCCTCCATCAGAGTACGAAAGAATCGCAGCCATGATTCCTCAAGAAAGTGACGAACCGCAGATAGCAAAACAGAAATTGCGGTCGTTTATAGATGCGATGAATACTTTTGCAAGCAGATAATGATATCGTGCGCAGTTTTTATACTAATCTCTATCTTACTACTGTACGTGCAGTACGATACAGTTAAAAAAGAACGTGAAAGAGAGTCAAGGCTTCCAAAACGTAAGTTCAGGCGATATAGACGTTTATAACTAGAAATTCTATAGTATTATATGGGATTCCACCCTCCAATAGAGAACTACTACGACCATATTATTGTTCGTGGTATGTCAGCCGATCATAGAGGCGTTGATATCGGGTGGAGCATGACAAATGGTCAAAAGCGAGTAGAGAAACTTCTAGCTGTGGAACCTGGCGTTATTGTTGCTGAGGGGTTTGGACGTGATGTGTATGGAGCGTGGATTACTGCTGAAGAAAGTGCAGGCAGAATAACAGCAGCTACGGCTGCAGCATACCGTAACGAGATCATCTGCTGGTTACGACTCGATAGCAACGGATGGATAGCAAAATACGGCCACTGTGCCTCTACAGACGTGTCAAAAGGTCAAAGAGTCGCAAAGGGTCAGGTCTTGGGTATGATGGGCACTACAGGACTCTCTACGGGCAATCACTTGCATTTAGAGATTAATACCAACAATATAAACATAGGTCAAAAAGGGTACGTTGATTTTCGACCTTATTTAGATCCGAGACCGTCTGTAGGGTCAATTGGTCCTATAAAAATTCAAAATAACGAACCACAAAAACAAATAATTATGCCAATAGAAGAAGCAAACGCAAAACTTGCGGAAAAAGATGCAGCAATCCTGCAAAGAAATAATTTAATAGCTGAGAAGGATGCGCTACTTGCTCAAAAAGAGCAAGAACTTATTACGTTCAAGCACGACTTAACAGAACAGTTCAAGACGTATCAGACTATGAAAGAAGATGAGCTAAAAGCACTTAATGATAAAGTGGCTGAGTCTCAAACTAAGGTCCAAGACTTACAGGAAAAGCTCGCTGCTGGTGCTATGGACGAGCAAGATTACGATACGCTTATTGAAGGCCATAGAGAAGATATAAAGCTTTACCAAGAGCTTATTGATACTAAAGAGGCTGAGAAAAAGGAACTTGAGGGCACTATAAAAAAACTTGAAGATGAAGTTTCTAGCCTTAAAGCAAGTAATGAAAAGTGGAATGCTCTTGACGAGAACGTCCGTACTTTTATAGCCGAGAATCCAGAGATTGTAGAGATAGCGAAAAATCCTCAACTTCTAAAGGCAGAACACTTCAAACAATTTGGTGGCAGCGCTCTGATGTACGCATGGAAAAAGTGGGGGAAACAACACTACTTGGCTGAAGCTTTGCAAAAGGTTATAACATTTCTTGGATCAGGTGGTCTTGGCCTTGTAACTGGTAAGTTTGCGCTAGTTCTACTTGCAATTGCATCAGTTCCAATGCCTGCAACATGGGAGACGCCAGCTTTGGTTTTCTGGGTAGGAGCTGTAGTTGTAGCTATCATAGGAGGGTTACAAGGTAAGGCTCACACTAATAAGAATCTAGAACATACATTAAAGATCCTTAATCCAGCAGTTGACATTTACAAAAACTACCTCACGAAGCAGGAAGAAAAGATATATGCTGGGACGCTTGATAAAAAATCTGCGTAAACACAAAAATAGTCTCTCTGTTTTATGGAGAGACTATTTGCTTTGGTTTGATTAATCGTTAAAGTGCTTATCTGCAATAGCTGCGACTGCTTTAGCACTTTTTGAATGCTTGTTATGATCAAATATTGATCTACTCTTCATTTGAGAGTTTTGCATGTCTGAGTTAAGAGGAACGCCGTAGATAGTTATTTTCTTTTCTTCATTGTTTTCATCTTTTTCAACTGTTTCAAAGTTAAAAATATCGAGATCGTTAAACTCTGCACGGGCTTTGTTAATAGTATCAACAGTAGCATTTCGGTGCATTTCTATCATATTGAAAAGAATCCCTTTAATTTTAAGCTGTGGGTTATAGTCAGCTTGCATCCTATGGATGACGTTTTTTACTTCTCTTATCCCATCAGTTTCAAACTTTCCGGGTTTTGAGACAACCACGCACTCGTCACAAGCAGTAAACGCCATTTCTGATAGAGGATTCATGGAAGGACAAAAATCAATCAGGATATAATCGTAAAACTCTTTGACTTTCTCGAGCTGGACTTTTAGCCGTGTGTGCTTGCCATTTCCAAGTGAGTCGCTTTGTCTCGAAATAGTAATAATACCACCAAACATAGAAACGTTATTAGCAACGAGTGAGACGTTAGGCTTATTGGTTTTATGTATAACAAGTTCTCCACCGTCAACGACAGTATTCCAAATAGTTTCATCATTGCGTAGGGGGTTACCAGTGTCACTCAGTCTATCTTCAAGGAGTATTGAGGTTGTATTTCCTTGCGGATCAGCGTCAACAACGAGTACTCTTTTCCCTGGTATTGAGAGAAGTTTTCCGTTTTGATCACGTTTAAACTTCGGTGTAGCTAAATAATCGGCAAAAGACAGTGTCATCGAGGTTTTGCCAACCCCTCCTTTTAGATTAACGAATCCATATGTCATGGTAGATATACCACTATAGGGATATTTCAAGGAACATTCAATCTGGGGCAAACAAGTACATAAGAGAACAGACAACACTGAGTACACAGAAGAATATTCCAATGTAAGCGCTTGATGGAGTAATGAGGTCTGCTCTATATATCTGGATATATAAGTAAATAACGTACACAAAAAGTCCAGATAGGACAGAGAGTAGTACTTTTATAAAATAGTTAAATTTCTGTGTAAGTGTCGACAATGGTTGATGCCTCCTTTTCTGTAAGTGCCTGATCTGCTTCCAAGGCCTCTGCTGCGAATTCTAGGGCCTTTATCATGTCAGTAAGGTACTTTGGGTTAAGAGCAAGCGAACTACTCAATATACCATCGTTTACGGCCCTGAAATAGGCTGCTACGTTGCGTATGTCGGTAATAAGTTTTAGTCGTTCCTCGTCTGAGATGCTTTGAGTGTAGAAGATTTGCAGTTGACAGTAAACTATAAACTGTAGTGTGTAAAAAGCGTCAAGTCTAGTAAAAAAATAACTATTTGAGAATTTCGAGCCGTTCGTCCTCTACGAAGTCCTTTCTCTTTAGGCATGAAATACTGTTATTTCCCGTTGCTGACTGAACTAATTCCTTTTCCAAAACTTCAAACGTTTCATCTATAATATCTGCTGCTTTTAGGATTCGTGAATGAAATCTTTCTTTAGCAACGTCCTTCAATGCTTTGAGTTGTTTCTCTGATAAATCTAGAGTGTCTATGAGCGTGAGGTAATCCCCTAGGAGTTTATTAAGTTCGCCGTCAAATGCGTTTTCGCATGCACTCCAAAAAGCATGCAGCAAACTTGAATGTGCTGGGTTTTTAGGTATTAAGAGACCTATGGCTCTTATATAGATTCCATCCTCAGTACTAGTAGTAGGGAGGGATCTATCATTTGCTTCGGGTGTTAACCCTTGTATATTATCTTCTGACATAACATATAACTAGACTAGACTTGACTCATAATGATAGAACTTCACAAGAAAAAAGCAACAAAAAAGGCATCCAAGTTACAAGCTTGAATGCCGACTAGACGGAACTAAAAGTTTCACCCCTTTAGCACGTTATTATACCATAGTTGTCTTTTGTTTGTTATTTGTAATCTTTCCGCTACTATAGAGTATGCCGACAATCAACCTTGTGCGAATACTGATAGCTGTTTTAGTGTTTATACTAAGTTATATACTTTTACTGAATCCTTTTGGATTTAACAGGGATACTGCGTTACTTGGATCAGCGTTGATAACTATAATTGTGCTGCATCTGGTTTAGTTTGAAAATGTTTTTTACTACTTTCTACAGTTTATTTTTGTAGTAGATGAACGCGAAGACACTTAGAAACACAAAGTACATGAACGTCGATACAAAGTAGATGCCATTTTGCTCTGTAGTACTTGAGTATATTGCCATCAGTATAGTCATAACTCCAAAGAAGACTAAATCATTTGTATTTTTCATTCGCTTGCTTCTTTCTTCTCCTCTTCTACTACGCGTTTGAGGTCTTGTAAGTAAATGAACCTATTTTGTTGTTCGCCTCTTAGTGGAGGGTAATATTTTACTTCTAAAGCCTCTTCCTCCGCCCTCTTTAGAATACGATCTAGCTTGGTGTTATAAACTGTAACAATCTGATTTAATTTCTTTTCAAAGTACTGTTCCTTTGCTTTGTCATCCAATAACATCGGCGGATCAAATAAGTTCATTGCAAAAAATTTGATCTCTTCTCTAAATGTTTTGCTCTTACTCATTGATTTGACCTTTCTTAACTCTATTATGGATTATATGTCTCACACCTTCGTTATCTTCAGAATATATCTGCTCGATTAAGTCAGCAATTGATTTGTATTTTTTGCTAACTTTGCATTCTTTTACTAGAGATAAAATAGCATCTTTGTTTACTTTTAGTTTATATTTGTTCATTATGTTTCCCTTTCTCCTCGGAACGAATAACTGTTACTGTTCCCTTGCCTTTACAGTAAGGACACTCTTTTTCTTTGAACTTTAGTTCACCAGCTTTTTCCATGTACCAGATAAACGTCTCAATTGTAGGTCTTCGTTTATTATTCTCATACAAGCTTATTGTGGGACTACTTACATCAAGTAATTGAGCCATTTCTTCAATAGACTTTCCCATCATTTTCCGCACCATTTTATACATATAGCCAAAGTCCTTTGATTTTACAACGCTATCTTTGCCGTACATCTGAATCTCCTTTCTCTTTGCTTTGATGGGATTCGAATACTAAGTTACTAACTATCCATTCCTTAAACAGCCCATTTTTGTGCCCTGTTTCGTAAGCAACGTATTTGCCTTCCCTAGCTAAACGCAGTATATTTGCTCTGATTTCTTTATCTCTTTCCCTCACTGCGTCCTCTCGCTGGGATTTAATCAAGTCGGCAATTTCTTTCTCATACTCTTTCCACTTAATCATGGAAGAACCTTTGAGTTTTAAGTATCCTTCGGATTGATCCTGTTCATACAGATGTTTAAATCTAATCTCTTCTATTTGTTTTTCTATGTCGTTATTCATTGATAATAGTCATTAAGTAATTATATAAATCTTTTTCCTGGTGAGGATAAAAGTCTGGATCTTTACCAAATATTGCTTGCAATACGGCGAGCTTGTCTTTAGCTTCCTCCTTTGTCCAATTTGGAAAGTTATACTTAGCTTTTAAAAGTTTTTGTTTCTCTATGTCGGGTTTCACGATTTCAGTCTCTTTTCTATAATATTATCTATTATCCAATTACCATCATGTATTCGTTTATCAGCTAATCCCTGCCATGCTTCTTTTTCATTCCAAAACAAACTATCTCCTTCTTTGAGGTCAGTTACGTGAAACCTTTTGGGATTATCAAGTGATAGATTAAGCATATAGAAATACCCACGATCTGGATAACGGTGTTTAACACCTAACATCTTATATAAATAAATTTGATCATCTTCTATAAGCCAGTACTCTCTCATGGTATCTAGAGGATCATATTTCATTTCTTTTTTCTCTTGTTGGTTATTGGACATTAGTTTTCTGGTAATGTAAGTATCTGCTCTTTATGAGCCTCGTATAGTGTTCCGTTTTTTGTAGAAAGGTAAGGCATGAAGACTTCAAAGAATTCTGCTTGCTCGATCTCCACTATAGCCATTTGAGCATCTACCCAATCAAGAATGTTACGCCACGCAACTCTATAAGCCCCAAGGGTATCTACGTTTTTGCCCATCGCCTGTTTTTGGAGTTTCGCATACACTTTATGTGGTCTCGCAGGTAAAGTTATTGGTAATAGCCTTCCGTCATACTCGACTAAGAAGTTGAGTTGGTACGGCAATTTCTCAGAATAGTCGATTTGTATCTTTGACGCTCCATGATCTACGAGAGTAGTTTGTAGCTTCTGTAGAATCTGAGGCAATGATAGTTTTGTATATGTATTTTTTAAAGCCATTATTGTAAATCTTTCATGTTAAAACTGCCATCCTAAAATAAGTCCTATTACAAAGTAGATTATTACTCCAACCATGTAGATAAACACTGAAAGTAGGAATAATATCAACCATAAAGGCAAATCCTCTATATCCGAACTACTATCTCTAAACATTTCCAACCCTTTCCCTCGCCTCACGGAAGGCGGCTTGGATATCTTCTACAAGAACGTACCCTTCTGGGCACTCTGCACCATCACCGTTCTCGCCAGCCATGTACTTGTGCTTATTTTCCAAAATCTCCTGCTCGATACGGTCAAGCTCGGTGAGGAGTTCTGTAGCAACAAGTCTATGAGCTTGGTTTTGACAGTCGTTTATAGTACTATCTGCCCAGTCAGGATTACTGCCATTCGTACACTGTTCAAAGTAGTAACGTCTCAATGGCTTCCAGAACGGCAATGCTTCAATTGCCTTACGGCATCGTTGCCAAGTGTTCTTTTCTTTCTCTTCCGCTTCCGCTTTAGTCATAGTTAAATGTTTCCAGTTTTTCAATTAATGTTCTGCACTGTTCGATGTCAAACAACTTGATATGTGCTCTTTGTTCGGGTAAGTTCATAAGCTTACGTAAAACGGTATAGGCTCCATTTCGATTAAACTTTCCAACTTTCCAGAGCAGATCAAACTGTCTGTGAGCCATGATTCTGTAAAACTTCAGCTTGCTTTCGTCCGATTTAAAAAACGTGTTAAAAGCCTGAGTGTCTACGTCTTGGAGTTTGATTTTGGATTCCGCTTTAGTCATGGGTATTACTCTCCTTTTCTTCTTGTTGTTTATCTCTTTTAGCTACTTTTGCTTTAGTCCATCCCCATGCTTTACAAGTTTCGCAAATAGGGGATTTCGATTTTGGTTTAAAAGACCTATTAGTTTTACAAGCAATGCAATATCTAATACAAAATGTTGCACTAAATTCTCGTCGTGATACGTACATTATTCTTTTTCTCCTTTCTGGCTCAAGAGGTCGGGGGTATCCGTAACGTTGCCTAAAACAATTAGTTCACTTACTGAGTACGCCCCAATTGACCAGTCATGTTCCATCCCGTTAAAGCTATCTGTTAATCGAAACTGTGGGGCTTTGTAGTTGATATAGCCAACTTTTTCGTAAGCGGTTCCTGTCACAGGGTTGAAATACTTCCATCTGCAAACATCGTTTTCAAATACTTTCGTTCCACTCTTATCCATCAACCCCGTCCACATACCCCACGACTCGGGGTAGAAAGATTTTCCTAATGCCTCCCCCGAGACTAAGTCTCCAAGTGAGAAGTACTGCCATTTGCCGCTATCAGAGTTTTTACCACGGAATAGCATTTCTCTCATTTCTCGCCTCCTTCCATCAGCTCAAAGATGCGTTGAAACGTAGGTTTCAAGTACTCAGCCCTTTGCCACGAGCTAAGTGGTGTTTCACCGTCTAAGGCATATATAACTTTTTCTACGTCCTCCTTACTCAGCCCCGTCAACGCTTCGAGAAGGGATTTAAGGCGTTCGGCTTCATCTCTAGTATCGGACTCAAAAATGCAGTCTATCGTAAACTTGTCTCTGTTGAGTATCGCTCTTCTAACGACAAACTCCAGTCCCTTTTCCTCGATAGGTTCGAACCAGTCTGGGTTGTTTTCGACATCACTTTTCTCGAACCTTACAATACCAACTTGATCACTTTCGGGCGCCTCGTTACTTATAGGCATTCCGTAAAAATATATGTTACTACTAGAACGACTGAGCAAAAATGTCGCTCCTGCTTTAACGTTTGGCAAATCTTTCAATAATCTGTATTTTTTCATCCTTCCACCTCCTTGAACTCACCACCAACAAGCTTATACCAAACATCTTCTTTAATGATTCTGCCGTCGATTTGGGCTGACTTTACGCACTCTACTTTACCGCTATAGTCGTACTCTGCTAGGGTTATCCAGTTACCCTTCTTGCCTTTAATAATTCCGTTCGAACCAATATTAGCTCCAACCGAGTATTCGCCTTTGACTTCAACCTTCGAGGAATATCCAGAAGTGGCAACCTTCGAGAAATCTCCAGAAGTGGCAACCTGCGAGGAATATCCAGAAGTGGCAACCTGCGAGGAAGATCCAGAAGTGGCAACCTGCGAGGAATATCCAGAAGTGGCAACCTTCGAGGAATATCCAGAAGTGGCAACCTTCGAGAAATCTCCAGAAGTGGCAACCTTCGAGGAATATCCAGAAGTGGCAACCTTCGAGAAATCTCCAGAAGTGGCAACCTTCGAGTAATATCCAGAAGTGGCAACCTGCGAGAAATCTCCAGAAGTGGCAACCTTCGAGGAATATCCAGAAGTGGCAACCTTCGAGAAATCTCCAGAAGTGGCAACCTTCGAGGAAGATCCAGAAGTGGCAACCTGCGAGGAAGATCCATCGTCTTTATCTTTCGTTCTCTCCCAGAGGAACTCAAACGCCGCGGAAACGAACTGGGGAAGTCCTAATTTGACTTTAACTTTTAACTTATTCGTGACTACTTTTGAATCTTCTTCGTGGAACTTCACATCGCCAAGTGCTTCGACTTCTGCGAACTCTGATTCTGTCAAATCGTAGTAATTCAGAACGTCAAAAGGATTTAGACAAAAGTGTAGACCGGAACTGCAAGGAGCGATCTTGCCTTTATGTACTACGGTCTTACCAACTTTATATTCAACCCTATGGCCTTCTTTTTCGCATACAAGACCTTGTTTAAACGCCTTATACCCCTTCAAACCCTTAGTCCAATCTTCGGGTAGAACCACGTTACCGGGGAGTTGAGCGTAAAGGAACTTGTCTTTTACAAAATCTTCGTCAAACCCTGCGATTCCGCAACCAACTTTAGTCAGTAGGAATACGGAATTTTCATTTTTTATAGCGCAATCTCTAAAGAGCTTCACTGACTTTTCAAAGTCTTCAACACTTACTTTCTGCATTTCTTCATTAAGAGTCGGGAAGGCGTAGCACTGTCCTGTAAGACCCTCGCTAACTCCTTCTATAGCTCCAAATTCGTTTTTGGCTTGTAACGCCGCGCCGCCGATATGGTTTCCGTTCTTATTACTACCGAAAACGAAGATTTCGTTATCTTTTAGTTTTGTTATTTCTTTCATGTTAATTTATTCCTGATCTTTACTTTCTAATCCAATACAAATAAACGATAGAACCACCACTAAAGATAGTCCTATCATCTGTAATACTTCGTTCATTCTTGTTCGTCGTTAATATAATCCTCGAGGTACTCTGCCCGCTCAGATGCCTCGATATCAATTCTTAGGTCTTCCTCTAAGAGCTGATCTGCTATTTGTTGGTTTTCGCTTACGTTTGTCATACCACACTATATTAATCTATTAGTTCTAATATGTCAAGACTTCATAAATTCTCTATACTTCGAATACTTCGCGTCCACACTCATCATATCTTTCAATATATTACGGATGATGTCTGACTTACTCGTGTTGTTTGTTAGCTTCAACCACTCAAGGTAGCTATCTAACTCAGGAGATAAATCTACAATCGTTTTAGACAGCTTTTTTTCTGTTACTATTTCTAGTTCTTTTTTCTTTTTTTGTTTCATAGTTCTAATGTTTCTAAATATTCTCGAGCTACTTGTATTTTAGCCTTTAGCTTTTCTATAGCCTCTTCATCTTTTTCTATAGTAAAAACCTTAATCCGTTTTTCTAGGTGAATATCGTCGAAGACCATATTCTTTTCAACCGATGTCTCCATCTCGTCAAACTCTTTTGTACCTTCCATATCGACAAGACCAAGCTGGTACATCTTTGACCGTTTTTCCTGCACGATAAGGTGCTCTGGAGCATTTCCAAGGTAATAAAATAAGTCGGCAATATTGCGATCGTATAGATCCATATACACCTGCTGTTGCCAGAAGTAGTCGCGATTTTTACCGTTCTCCGAAGCAAATCCCCAAATATCCCACTTACTCTTAGTATCCACGATTCGATCAGGAAGTATAATATCTGCCTCGCCTTGAAAGTAGTCGTTATACTTTCTTTCCTTGTTCTTAGATAAGAACCGACCGTAGTGGGATTGTGCTGCCTCAATAGCGTCTTCCTCGATGTATAGACCTTTCTCGGTGAACTTACTGGAGATATCTTTTTTCCTTCCATAGGCTTCTTCAATGAACACTTCGAGTAAATACGCTTTAGCGGTCGCAGATAGTTCCTCACCACTGTCACGTTTAGCAATAAGTCGCTCTAGCTCCATGGATTGCTTCAAAGTGATCTTTCCATCCTTTTGTTTCAACTCTAGACTAGCCAATGTCTGCAACTGCTTTTGGGTAATCCCGTCTTTAGGATCACCCATAAGTTTTCCAACTGAAGAAGCTCTGAATTTATAATTAGAAAATCGTTTCGGCATTTTCTTCCTCCTTTACCTCTTCAACTGGTGTAGATAACTCTTTGTACTTTGCCATATACGCGATATATACTTCGCTTTCTTCAGAGAGTCCATCAACGTATTCTGATGCTTCTTGTAATTTTTCAACAGTCTTAGCGTTTGCAATATGCTTTAAAACCCGTTCTTTCTCTTTACTTTCGACCACTTGTTCAAGCTTTGGTTTATCTTCTTTAGCCGTCTCAATCATAGAGTCTGCCTCTTCCTCGCCGTACATTCCAGAGATATTAAAGGCTTTTTTGAGTGCGTGGATTTCTGCTACTTTTTTAAGCATTGTAATAGGCTTTGATTTCCATATAGGAGAGGAAGCGTTGTATTCTTGGAAGTAGACTTCTTCTTTGAATGGCTTTGACGCTCCTTTAACGTACACTTCAGCCCACGCGCTGACAAGGTTCTGTTTATCGTCGAAGGTAACACCACTATCAATACCGTCGAACTTACCCGATCTTTGTGCAATCTTATAAAATCCATCTTTTGAGGTAAAAATAAGCGCAGGATCGTTCTGATTACGTTTAACACACCAGATTTCTCGCGTAAGAGGATCGAGCTTATACTTGTTTGCTGTATAAACAAGTAGCTGGAACTCGGTATCACTAGCCCCTTTTGCTACGGTGTTTTTGACTAACTGATATTGTTCTTTACTAATAAGTTTACTGTTAAGAACAATGGGAGTGTTATTTTGTGTTGTTTCGTTTTCCATAATAATTTACGCTTTCACCTCCATGAATGTAGTTACGTAGTTTTCTAAGTCACCAATTGACCACTCACCATCTTTGCTTATTTCAAGCGAGAGGTAATTATAGTGCACAGTGCATTTTGTTCTATGGAGTGTGTATACACCGCTCTTATAGTCCTCGACTCGGTAATTAGTTATTTGTATGTTTGTCATGTCTTTACATATTAGCATATTAGAACTAATACGTCAACAGAGTGAGGGGTACACCTACTTTATAACAAAAAAGCCCCGGTTAAGGGGCTTGACTACTCTATCATATAGCTATAACTCGTATTCTTTCAAGTCTCCATAAGCAACTAACATCGCTACAATATCACCAGCCTTGATAGCACTTTCAGCATTCTGTATAGACGCTTTCATCATCATTGAAGCAGGTACTCCCGCTCCTTGTGGCAGAGCTTCGTACTCCTTAATTATACCTCTGACACGGTTCATTTCTTCAAAGAGTCCGTCCATTAAATTCTTAGGTCCTTGTTTTTCTGTGTCCATGTTAATAAATGTAAATAAACGTACTCGCTGGCACTGTCCTTCTCGTTACCACATTAAAGTACGGTGCATTCATCTCTGATACGGTTACATAGTTGCCATTAACGGCCTCTACGTACGCTACATGCCCTAAAGGACTGTATCCAGGTATCATACCATTCCACGCAATAGCGCCTACCCGTGGAACGTTTCCTGTGGCGTATCCTGCATTACGAGCAGAACTCAACCACATCCACGCGTGTCCCCAGTGGTTGCCGATATCAGACCTGCGGTTTTTTACGTAGAACGTACAGTTGCCATAAGCGTAGGAGTTACCAGCTACGGACTGCCTTACAGTTGTAGTAGTCGCTTTGTACGTTGTGAACTGTGCTGTAGACTTACTAATGTTTGTATTTATGTATTGATTTACATAAATCACATCGGGGTCAGCAATATTATTGGTTTTCGCTAATTGCTGGTACGTTGTTCCGTGGGCTTGTGCTATTTCTGAAAGAATATCGCCTTCTTTCACGAAGTAAGCACGAGCACCATTTAAATATCCAATCGCCATAGTTAGCGAAAGTATTGAGAAGGCTATAGAGCCTAGTTTTACCACATCTGTGTGTGTTATATTTAAGTTCAGATTTTACCCACAGTTCCTAGCAATGATCTGAAAAATTAACATTGATAGGAGAATGGGTAAAAGCTACTCTGTATTTTTAGGCACTCTCTTCTCTAGGTCAGCCCACAAACCTTTTGGTGCTTCTAAATCGAATTCGTCAAGCGGTCGAGGCAAGTAATAATCTGTGGGGATCTCAGCCACTTCAACTTTGTTTAAATACTTGTCTTCGTCTTTCAACACAATATAACAGAGCCCGCGTCTAGAGTATTTCAAGGTCTCACTCGTTAGTTTGTTTTCAACTATATCGAGTTCATCTTTTAGTACTTCAAAGTGGTTCTTATGCATGTAAAAGATTCTTACCGGTACTGACTGATCTAGTAAATCTAACATCTTTTCAAGAGTGTCTGAGTTCATTGGTTCAGGCTTTGCACTTGAGTACGTACTGTCCATAATAGTTCAATAGTATATAAAACTGATGTTAGTTTTTCTCCCCAGTTTGAAGGGATAAATATTTGAAGTTACAATATTTATCTACTTTCGAAACTTCAGTAAGTGCTTCTACTTGTTTCACTTTCCACGCTTTTCTACAATTTTTACAAAAATAAAAAGATTTAGACGAGTACACCAAGTGCCGTTCGTCACAACACTCAATTTTATTTATATCAAATTCCCTCACGGCGTCCTCTCGCTGGGATTGATAAAAGTTTACTAACGCCTTTTTCAGTGTAAAGTACTGTTTAGGGCCAATATTTCCACATATTCGCTCTAGTATTTCTTCTATTTGTTTATCTATTTCCATTTTAATAATAACTAATACTTAAACTGTCCGGTAGTGCTAGTGCAACTGCAACTGCCCAGACTAACATCAGCATGCAGATACAGAATAACAAACATTGCACTGCGAGTAAGAATGTTTTCATGATCTAATCATAACGTAAGGTGGTTTCCTGTAATCTATTGGATCGCCAAAACTAGTCCTAGGAAAGCTAGGCCACTGAAACTCATCTCTTTTGTGAATATGCTCAGTATTATATATATTAATAACAGGCGGTTGAGTGATTTTATCTAACTCCAGACCTTCTAGATCAAGCTTTAGTTCTTTTTCCAACTCGGTAATTTGTTTACTTATTTCACTTCTTTGTTTCTTCAACTCAGATAGTTCTTTTGCTTTTTCTTCTATTGTTTTCATGTTTATTTATCTCCTAGCAACATAACTGCTGCCCATAAAATAAGGAAGCAGACAATCAGTATAAACAAAACTGCCTGCTCGAATTTATTTGAACGTTTCATGCTTTTTCAAATACAAAATATTGACTATTTAGCGTTTCTACCTGGTCGATCATGTCTCTGAACTTTTTTATTTCATCTGCTCTAAAAATTTCATTTCTTTCCCATACATCAACGTAAAACTTAAACTTTCTCACATTCTCGTCACAGTATTGTTTCAAGTCAGTAGGGTAGTACCATTCGTAGGCATCAATATATCTAATTCCGCTTGGAGTAAATTCAAGTTTTTTTGGTTTGTTATTTGTTTCGTTCATTTTAATTTGTTTTCAAAGTTTTTTATATATTTCTCAAAATTGTTTCTAAGTTCAGTATAGAAAATAGATTAATAAAAACTACTAAATCTATAATTACCCAGTAGAGTGACACATGGCGCTTCATGTAGTAGTATTGTCTTGATAGTCTAGTTAAAAGGTTATCCTTACTAGACTGTTTTTGCGCGATAGACTTTGCGGTGTCAATCATCCCAAAGTCTATTGTTTTGATTGGATAATGTACGTTAGACATAGTTATCTGATTAAAAGTGAGACAACAAAAGCTCCAGCTACTGCCACAAATGGAGTAGAGAGAATTGCTATTACTATATGGAGTTTCTCAACGTATTGTTGATTAATTGGTTTGTGACTTACGTAAGCGAAGTCTATGTTTTGTGTTTTCATTTGGTTATCCTTCTTTGTTAAAAAATCTTAATTTGCGATTTCGATTGATTAACTTACACTATATTAGAACTAATATTCTAGCTTGTCAAGTGTTTGAAACATGAGTCTGTAAATGCCATACCGCAGAGGGTTTTTAAGGCTCAACAGTATGGTTTCCTAGACTATAGCATTTCTAGGTTTTTGAATAGTTTCACAAGGTTTAAGGCACTTAGAACAGCAGATGATGCCCGTGAAGCGTTTTTTAGTATTTTTTGTATCTTTCGTGGTTGCACTTTGCCTCATTTTAACGGTGACTCTTGCCTCACAACATTTCGATACTTCTTGGTACTCTGGAGTCTTTCTCATACACCTATATTACGGTGATATACATCACTTGGCTACTATGAGCGTACCTTGACCATGGCACGTAGGGCAGATGACGAGCTTAGCGCCACGCTCAACTGCTTTGATCGCTATCTCTACTTCTTTAGGTATTATATGCACACCAAGTTCGTACAGTCGCACTATCTCGTAACTTTTTCCAATCAGTTCACCAAACTCACGTAAAGATAAACCTAGTCTAGTTCGTATTGTTTTTAATTCGTTTCCTGTCATTAGTACGTTATATTGTTCGTCACGGTACACTGCACCTTGTTGTCACCTTTCCAGTTGTCCATGAGGATGGAGAAGTCTTGAGCATCAACCGTTTCATCTTTATTCAAGTCGCCTTGTAGTATTTGTTTTTGCTCCTTTTCGTATCTGATCAGCAATGAAACATATGGTCCGTATACAGCAAGTATTATTGCTATAATCCAACCTGCTGCTGGTAGGTAGTCTCTTAATTTTTCTTTCATATATTTTTAACAAATTCCCAAAGCGATGGAGGCAAGGTTAGACTTGCAGAATATTCCTATGTTGTATTGTTTCCTCAAACTTTAGACATAAGTTACGGCTCACTGTCCGCCATCTCCCGACCCTATGAACTTTTAAAGAACTATAGACTGTTTATAGACTTTCTATAGACAACCCACAATTTAGAGTAAGCGTTAGAAATTTGGCAACATCTAACGCTTAGAGCTAGGAGCACGACAGGGTGTGTCGTGTTAGTCCGAAGTGGACTAACACAGATGGACGGGAACCTCCCCCGTTGCGGCTTATCAGACCTTGTTTCGCACGTCCTTCGTGTAGGCACTAGTACTCAGGGTGATAGACCCTAAAGGAGCTACTCTATCCCCGTGCAAAGGCAATCAGCGCACTTTTTGCCCCATCCGTGTTAACCCACATGAGTCCCTAAGCCCCCAGCACTAAGGCTAGAGGCTCTCGCAAAGCTTCTCCTTTTTTACGGGAGGCTTAGGAACCCTAACTAAAGGAGGGAGGCATCATGAAGGTCACAAATAATCTCACCCGTGTGCTATTTCAATTCACACCTCTAGCCTCCTTTAGTTAACGTTCAAATAAGATACAGAGGGTACGGATTTTCACCGTACAATTAAAAGAATGTCATACTATAGAACTGCCCATATTTGTAAAACACGTGTGGCTGTATACCCCACCGCCTCTGTATCACTCAGATCTTTTTTGAAGAGCGTAGACTAATCGTAAGATCTGATATAGGAGCCGGCACTTGCCCCGACCGACCCCGACATCAACTCTCACACTTCTACGTAAATATGGTACTAAATTCCACCAACCTTGTCAAGTCTTGTCGTTTAGTGTAGTATGTGACCATAGGCACATCTCGAAGATCACATATAATTTTTACTTATACTTCACAACAAACCTATAGCATATGAAAACACCACCTCCCGATAATAAAGCTGATATTTTTCTTGTCCTGCTTTGGGTATGTTCGATACTCGCCGTGTTTTACATTGTTGCTGATGCCGTTATCCGTGCTTATATCAACAAGCTGGCAGGATGAAAATAATAGTATTATACTGGAAGTGTTAAGATAGTTGAGGGGTTTTGATCAGCTTCACCCTGGTCAATCCCCCTCAGCAATTTAATCTAAAACTAAATAGCTGAATTATTTTCATTAGGTGAAGAATGGAAAACAATTCACAGCCCAAAACAAATACGCCTAAGGACGAAGAGTCCACAACGGCACAATACCCAACAAAGAACGAGTATGTTGATCTTGTTATCGATAGACTACGGACTGATGGATTCCTTAGTGTGTCTGCGGGAGATATCGAACACGTAGGGAGTATTATTCGGCAGTTTCACAAACACGTAGAAGACGTGCTAACGGAAACCCTCCCCGATCAGTTCAGGAAGGAGGAGGAATGAAGATACTTATAGCATGCGAGTATTCTGGTAAGGTAAGGGAAGCGTTCAGGAAGCTTGGCTACGATGCCTGGAGTTGTGATTTACTTCCAGCTGATGATAATTCACCATACCATTTTCAGTGTGACGTAGCTGATGTTATCTACAAAGAAAAGTGGGATCTAATGATTGCTCATCCGCCTTGCACACACTTGGCAGTATCAGGGGCTAGGTGGTTCAAAAATAAAAAGCTGGAACAACTAAACGCTCTGGAATTCGTTTACAGGTTGATGACCGCTGATATTCCGTATATAGCAGTTGAAAATCCCGTCAGCATTATTTCTTCTAAAATACGAAAGCCTGACCAGATAATCCAGCCTTGGCAATTTGGACATGGCGAAACAAAAGCTACATGTCTATGGCTAAAGAACTTACCTAAGCTAAAGCCTACAAATATCGTTGATGGAAGAGAAAACAGAGTCTGGAAGCTTCCTCCTTCTCCTGATAGGTGGAAGCTAAGAAGCACGACTTATGATGGGATTGCAGATGCAATGGCTGAACAGTGGGGTGATTTTCTAGTAAAGGAGGTGGCACCTCTATGAGTGAAAGAAATATAAAAGACTCCCCCTTTGTGTATCAGTCAGTTAACGCACTTAAAGCAATCAAAGAGTATTGCCTAGAGAATAACGCAGTAAGAGACTTTGCAGGAATTCGAAACATATACCTTGCTATATGTGAACTAGCGTCAAAACAAAAGAAAGATAGTTTTGAAACATACGTGTCCTCCATTGCCACCTACGCCCTTACCACAGACAAAACTACGTCGAAACACCTTAAAGTTTTAAGACAGTTAGAACTGGTGTCTTTTGAAGATCAAAAACAAGACAATTCGGGCAAATTTTTAAAGTTAAATATAACAATTTTACGAAAAAATCACCGTGGGAAGTTACTTCCGACGGCAAAAGATAAGCAAGAATGCGAGGAAATTGAATCACCGTCGGAAATCATTTCCACTAGACGTAGAAATGATTTCTCCGCCACTACCGATATTAATAACCCTCTCTTAGAACCCTCTCTTAATAACCCTAATATTAATATAACCCCTGAACAAAGTTCAGCGGATATTTTTTCGTATGAGAAATTTCTAGAAATGTTTAATACAAAAACTGAGAAGAAATTTCGAGGAGATAAAAAATCAAAAGCTCAGTTCAAAGCACGGGTAAAAGATGATAAGGCTACAAAGGAAGACTTTGAGCACATCGTAGACATGGCAGTAACCAAACTCATGGGAACAGACTACGAACATAACCTAACCCCAGAACTTGTTACCAGAGTGGACAAATTCCAAAAATATTTAAACTCAAACTCAAAAAAAGCTGTCACAAAAGTTGAAACCACGCAGTTTCAAAAAGACTACGCAGCAGCACGGGAAAGAATAAACAAAAGACGACAATGACAAACACAATAACCAAAGACCAAAACGACGAAATAGTTGACCAGCTCGCTCTAGCGTACGCACCAAACGTCAAGAATGATCCAGTCTACAAAGACCTTTGGCACAACACGTTTTTAAACCGAGACTTCGATTGTATGCTCGAAGCTTTAAACCTTTTCGTAGAGGAAGTTGCAAAAATAGGTTACGGCGAAAACGTCATAGCTATTTTTAATAAATACTACTATCAAGCCAAAAGTCAGAACGTATCCTACGATAACTCTGAGAATAAAACAGGACATGTTTACCCAAGAATTACATGGATTCGTGACAAAAACGGAAAGCCTTTGTATGCACAGGAAAAGTTTGATGCGTCTGAAAGGCACCTAGAAGCCCTCGGATTTAAGCTATACCTATCTTTGCTCAGATGGGGAGGTTGGAAGGCCTCACAGAACTCATTAGGGGCCTCTATGAGGGCGTACGACACACACAAGCCGGAGTTAATTTCCGATATTCGAGAAGCGTTAGAAAAAAAGTGTGATGTTTTGGACTTACCAAAATACGCTCGAGTGAAGGAGGCAATGATTAAGGAAGACCCGTCCAACAAGCATTACAAGATTATGGTAAGAAGAAATTTTATCAACGGACGTGACGAAGACAAGTCTAGGCGGTAATTCTTAGTCGCTTAATCAAAAGGGCAGATACTTTTTTTCGTGTCTGCTCTCTTCTTTTTCGCATGTCACGAACAATCCAGAGAGCGTTTTTATACGGCTCACCGTTAAGTTCCTCATCTGACATGTTTCTAATTTCTTGCTCAGTTCGATAGCTGAATTGTGGGTGCCAGCTGACAGATTCCAGTATCAATTGTATTCGCTTCTCCCTATCCATAGCCTATTATACAGTATTTCACGCTTACAATAAAGGCTATAGGAGTAAAAATAGAGTTATAGAACCTAATCTTAACAAACCTATAGCACTTTCCTTGAGTCTACTTGTATGTCAAAAACCTTTTTTAGTTGTGACTTCAAGTACTTATTTTCCTGTTCAAGCGTCCATATCCTACTCTTTAACTCCTCTACGTTTACCTTATGTAGTCGCATTTTCTTGATGTAGTGGTGTACAAGACTAGGAGTGCTCATACCCAGCTCTCGTTGAATCTCTCTGATAGTCATTCCCAGTTCCTCATACATGTACTTAATTTTACTGCCTCGATCAATGGTTCTAGCACTCGACATAGTACATTGTATATTAGTTCTAGATTTTGTATAGTAGAGACATGAAGAATAAGGAGACTTTCATAGATCCTTTAGAGACAGTTCACCAAGAAAAGGTATTTCTCTGGCTTGACCAAAAGAAAATAGATGCATTCCCTGTTATTAACGGTGCAAGAGTAAGTAGCATGGCACAAGCTCGTAAGTTAAAGCGTGAGGGCATGAAGCCTGGAGTTCCTGACATTATAATTCTAGATACACCTCCAGCTCTCCCACACAGCAAAGGTATCGCGTTAGAGATGAAGAGAAGAGTAGCATCAAAACATAAAACACCATGCCAATGTCTCGACCCTGAGCAAGTAGTATGGAAGGAGAAGTTCAAAAAACATGGGTGGACTCATATATTGGCCCACGGGGCTGATGACGCAATTGAGACGTTAGAAAGGTTGGGATATTGATGAACACAGCTATACAAATTCTGACAATAATTACACTCCTGATAACGATATTCGTTATCCTTAAAACAACTCTGGTACTGCACAAGTACGAGCAGGCACTAAACACCAGTCAGGAACCTAAAAAGAAACAGTCTCTCAGGACGTACTCCCCTGACGTTCCCGGACTCGAAAGAGTCGGCAAGGCATTCAACATAGAACCCGAAACCGTAGAGCAAAGAAATGAGCGGCTCCGCTACGAGGCTATGGATGAAACAGAGAAACGACTCTACGACGCTCAGTATAATCCGGACAAGGTAAAACGTAATGTGTCAGCCTTTGTCCAGAGTACAAAGCAACGTTTTATTTCTATACTTAAAAATAAAAAACCGTAAGAAGTATGGCCGAAGTCTCTAACAGTTACTATAACAGCTTGAAAGAAGGGATGCGCAAAAACCCTGAGAACTTTTTACAGCCTGGTCCCGTCAGGGAAAAGCTGACGGGTAAGTGGATGGTAAATCCTGACTTTTTTAAGGAATACAGAACCAATCCATTCAACAAAAATAATAAGCATGATATTTACCTAGAAAAAGACATCCAGTGGCACTATGACCAGATGCGAAAGAAGAAATCAATTCAAGATTACCAATCTGACATCAGAGATTATTACTGGTTCTTAAAATGGTCGTCAGTGTATGTTGATCAAAGCTACCATCAAAGTAATATTGAATGCCTCACTTGTACGTGTCAGAATCATCCTGACAATGTTTTATGTTGGTACTGCTGTGGAAATTTAAAGAAATAATTATGGACGATATAGAATTAATACATGGAATCGGTGACCTAGTCAGGACAGGCGGCTTTACTCAGTCTAAAGATCACTATGGTTCAGTAGCTCAACTTATTTTAAAAACCAAAGTACCGGAAGATAGTGACCTTAGAGTGGTTATGGTTCCGGTTGTCTTAAATCAAGTAGATGCAGATATATACGTCAATTCGGGTAGCGGAACACTGAACGATTTTAAGAAGAAGCTGCTTCTGCAAGGCTTACGAGAAGTATTTAACCGATCGTACGGAATGCCGATCCGCAAACGTTCAAGTTTATTTAAATACACCTTTAATCAATATTTAAAAAGTTTAGATTAATATGAAACTCTATAAAGTACAATTCAACTATATAAACCCTACCGCTAACGTCTCTGACATCGCTACAATACACGTAGCATGTTATGACGTTACTACAGTAGAACAATCAGCCCTAGAGGCCCTAAAAAAGGCCTTTAAAGAGATTCGTAAAGACCACTTACACTTACGATCAATAGAAATACTAGAAAATGACTTATATATACAAAAACAAGAGAAACCATCAATGATTAAACTTCAAGACGGTTTCTCATCGGTAAAAGAAGCCTAACAATGGATAATAACAGTTTAAAAGAAATAGTTAAAAACATATCTGCTATATCACCACAGGGTGAGGAGATAGTACTTATATCAATCAAAGACACTCCTGACAACTTTTCTGTAGCAACCGCACTTAACGATTACCTGAAAAGAAACCTACCAGAGAGAAAGATCATAGTGGTGGTAGGGGATATCGAAACCAAAGTCCTTACGAGACAAGAAAAGCTCAGGCTCTTGGAAAAAATTATTGATTGAATATGAAAAGAGAAAAAGATATGGAAGAGAAAAAAGATTTTAAAACAGTGTCTGATATACGAAAAGACGCAGAAGTAACTTCAATACCTGAAGAGACACTTAGCGTAACGCCTGTAGGGCCTTACATCCTTGTAACACCAGAAAAGGAAGAGGAAAAGAAAACCGCATCGGGTATTGTTCTAACAGGAGATGACGTGAAGTCAAAAAACAAGTACGGAGTAGTCTCTAAACTTGGCAATGGTGTTCTACTATCCTCTGGGGTAAGATCAACGTTTAACGTCAGAGAAGGGGATAGAATTCTCTACAAGGACTTTGCAGGTTACACAGTAACCCACAACGATATTGATTACCTACTCCTTGTTGAAAGTGATATTCTGGCTGTAGTGCAGTGAAACATATGTCCCTTGTAAGTACACTTAAAAAACACGCATACATCTGGTACTTACGTGGCCTTAACAAACAGATCAGAATGTCAGCCCCCTACAGGATCTGCGTTGAACGTGTAAAGCGTAGAGACAACTATCAGTGTACAAACTGTCATACTAAGAACAAACGACTCTACGTGCATCATTTAGACCCCTTTATACGTATTGTGAAATTGTATAAGATTCGATCAATCTATGATGCCTATCGCTGTGAAAGACTGTGGGATATAACCAATATGGTATTACTCTGCGAAGATTGTCATAAAAAGACAGATAGTTATAAAAGGAAAATAGTATGAACTCACAGGTAATACTTAACTTATTTACATAAAAAGGATATATTAATAACAACAATGGCACATCCAGGAGGCAGACCTTTACTATTCAAAACGGTTGAAGATTTAGAGCGTGCAATTAAAAGTTATTTTGACGATTGTGATCCACATACAGCAGAAGAGATCTATTATGAGTATCACCAGATAGAAGAGGTTAATGCGAAGGGAGAAAAGTATATGGTTAATGATACATCACGCCCTCCTATAAAAAAAACTCGTTGGATAATCACTACACAGAAACCCTACTTGATTACAGGTCTTGCTAACTTCTTAAATACCAGCAGAGAAACCCTTATTAATTACGAAGAGAGGCCAGAGTTTTTTGACGCAATAAAAAAAGCGAAGGATAAATGCGAGCAATATTGGGAAAGTACGCTGCTAGGAAACCAGGTCGCTGGAACTATATTCAGTTTAAAAAATAACTACGGTTGGGTTGATAAGCAGGAACTCGATCAAACAACAACCCACAAAGGATCAATCAACGTCAGCGAACTAGAACAAACAGATGACGAGTTTTTAAAGTTTTTAGAACAGAAAAAGAAAAAGAGTGTTCCAACTACCGAAGAACCACAATAAGTTTTTACCCTGGGTTTATTTTAACAAACTTAAAACATCAGAAGGTAAACCCTTTGAGTGGGATCTTCACCGCTACATGGTGCAGCCTATTACCGACTGGCATCCTGTACAGGGAGCTAATAAAGCAGGTCAGATGGGAGCAAGCGAGCCGTATTCAGCTAGAGCGTTATGGATTCCTCAAGAGCTGCACTTGTCAGGATTGTATATTCTTCCCTCTGACACGTTTGTAGAAACCTTTGTAAAGACTAAAGTAAATCCAATTATCAATAAAAACCCTAACGCTTTTCCTAACGTTAAAGGTGGCGCGTATATGAAGCAATTCGGAGAGGATGGAGATCCAAATCAAGCGTTCTTGCTGTTTATCGGTGCTCACATGAGCGAGGCATCATCAGCTAAAGAGACGACAAGTAAAGGTGTTGCTGTTACTGCTCACTTTAAGATCAACGATGAGCGTAGTAAGTCAGACGAATTTATTATTGATCAAGCAAACTCTCGTTTATTGAACAGTCCCTATAAGTTCGATTGGTCGTTCGATAATCCTACGTATCCTAAGCGAGGTTCTGACATTGTATATAGCGAAAGTGATCAAATGCACTGGTTCGTTAGATGCTCTAGATGTAATCATGTTCAGTACTTGGACTGGTTTAAAACGTCGGAAAATCAAGTTGTTACAAGTAATCACTGCTTCATAGACGATGAGGCAAAAACTAAAATCTGTAGTAAATGTAAGGGGGTTCTACGAGACGAGGACATTTTAGAAGGTTTCTGGCATCCTAAGTATCCAAGTAAAGGTGGTTGGACGTTAAACGGTAAAACAATGTCGCTTTACAAAGAAGGAGCTCAACCGTTTGGTAAGCGTGGCTATTGGTTCAATCAGCTCATGTACATCCATCATTCAGTAGAGTATCTTTTACAACAGGAAGCAGATAGAGAGCCTTCATACTTTTCTAATATGATCATGGGAAAGCCCTACATCGGCTCTGATGTAACGATTACGCCAGAAATGATTTATGAAAACATTGTGCCTCATACAAACGAATGGCAGGGCGTTATTACAATCGGAGTTGATCAAAAGATCACAGAGCTTGAATACTCAATCAGTGATTCAATTGGCAAGCGTAGAGTAGGGAGGTGGAAGTCATGGGACGAGCTTGATATGTTCATGACCACACATGATGCGTACTGTGTTGCGGATGCTGGACCAATCACTGGACCTGTAAAAACGCTGTGTGAGAAGTACAAGGGCAGAATGTGGCGTGCTCGGTATAAGCCAGAATCAGATCAAACAGAACTTGCAAAGTTTTCTCCAAAGTCTGATAAGTCGCTTGTACTTATTCGAAGGGAAGAATTCTTTGACCAAATGGCAGAGAAGTATAGGAATAGGCAGCTACCGATTGCTATGAGTGTTAACGAAATGATGGAGCTTACAGATCACTATAAGAATCTGTATCGAATTACTAGAGAAGACTCTTCAGGCAATCAGCGAGCGGTATGGGATGGAGCATCAGGAGATACTGACTTTTGCCATGCTGATCTATACGACCAAGTAGCACGCATCAAGGCTGGTAAGCGAGGAGCGTACAATGTAGAGCCAGTTAAAGGAGAATCTACAACCGTTCAAACTCCCAAATCTACCAAGGAGCTCGTTAAAAAAATGATGCAAGAAGCTAAGAGATAGAAAACGCAATAAATATATTCTATAGTAAAAACAATTCATGGAAGAAACTAATAAGGACACACTCACCTACGATCAACCAGACGTACAGGAACAAGATCCTGAAAAAACACTCATTGATGAGATGAAGAAACGATTTGAGGCTGATAAGAAAGAGATTGATGAACTCATAACACGGGAAGAAATGAATGCACGGTTATACTTTGCTGAATATATTGATAAAGACAAACTGGCAACCACCGAAGCTGATGATTATATGATGGTTCCGAAGCTGTTCTCTAATCTAGAAACTGTCATTCCAATCGTTACGAGAAAGAGTCCAGAGTATATCGTTGATGCATATCCACAAACGAAGCGCAATAAGCGATATGCAAACCTTTTAAGACGTGATATTGAGGATAAATGGCAAATGTCGGAGATGGTAAACGGCTGGCAGATGCAACCAAAGCAACAAGAGAATATCCGTAACCTTTTCACGCAACACGTTCTGATCTGGGAGGTGTACTGGAACGTTGAAGAAAATAGAATGTGTGTCGAGCCTGTACAGCTTAAAGACATTGTAGCGCCTTTAAAGAAGTGTAGAACGGTTTATGAGTTACCCTACATCATGCGTAAGGTAACTGAACCATTGAGAGACGTTATAGCACGTTTTCCTGATAAAGCAGAGGATCTCAAGGAAGCGTTACCGAATAAGTCAATTAGCGAAGACTCTATAATCGAGTACTGGAGATATTGGAAGAATGAGAGCGTTGCGTACTGGTACAAAGGTACTAAAGATGTAGTACTTGGCATGGACGATAACCCTTATTGGAATAGAGAGGCAATGAGTGAAGAAACAGCCGTTGCAGTACCAGCTAAGAATCATTTCAAACGACCTTGTAAGCCTTTTATCATCGATACTGACCTCAGGAAAGGAAATGGACTCGTTGGCGTTACTTCTATGATAAAGGTTAACGAGTCTGCAGTCAGAGCACTAGATACTGATAAAAACCAGATCCGTAAGAATCTAAGAATGTCGAACGGTCTAGTAGTGGTTGCTGAGGATAGAGTAGGTGACAAGGAAGAATCCGCAAAATTGGATTTCTCAGGTCGTAAAGTACTAACCGTTAAAGGTGATAGCGTTGAGGGTGCTGTTGATATCAAGGTAGGGCGAGCAGTGGATACTGCTCTGATCACTTCTATGGATGATAATAAAAACATCATGGACGAGACTACAGGTGCGTATGCATCTGTACGTGGTGAACGAGAGGGAGATGAGACGTTAGGTGGTAGACAGATTTTAAAGCAATCAGCATTAACACGTAACGAGCCGCTATTCCAACTCATGGAACGTAACGCACAGGATATCGGCAACTGGTACGCTCAATTTATCTGTGTATTTGGTGATACTCCGCAAGTTGTGTACTCTGCTTCAACTGATTCTTCAAAGGTGGAGAAGATTTCTAAAAAGATCTATGAGGGTGATGTCGAATACATCATCACAGTCAAAGATGGCTCTACAACGCCAATTGATAAGAAAGCAATCCAGGCTCAAGCATGGGATGAGACTACAAATGGTATTAGATCCTTTGTTGACTACTACCGAGCAATCGAAG